GTCTAAAACAATTCTACTTATCATTAAACCCGTATCTTTTCCGCTGCCATCTGTCCAGTTTATGGATTGACTTCCGCAAAAAAATCCAATCTCTTTAATCGTAACAATTCCACTTAAGGCTGTAGGCTCAGTATCAAGCAATATTGCTGTAGATGTTACAATTCCAGTTCCTGTCTTTATTTTGGATATGATTGGAGCCCTATAAATTTCGTTAACTAATGTTGTCATGGTATCTAAATTTGCGGTGTCATCATCACCAATTGCGACATGTTTTAATAATAAATCAGTTTCACCAGTTCCATAAAGAGTTTTTACAACTTCATCCAATGCATTATTCATTAGTCGATTAAAGATAAGTCTATTTGTTATAATTTTACCTGTCCTTATATCTTTTTTTATTAATCTAAGCTTGCCTATCCATCCATGCTTTTCTTTTATCATAAAATCACCTCTAATCATATTCAGTTCTAGTTGTATCTATTGTTCCAGGAAACAATAAATTTGATGGATATAATCCCCCTGGATCATCTTCAGGATATAAACAATCAAATCTAGTAATAACTACAGTGCCAGACCATTCTTGTTCCTCATTTACATTATAAGCTTTTTCAACAAGTGCATCTTCTCTTAAAGTAAATTCTTTAGTTTTTGCCATCCACTCTTTAAAAAAATTAACGAATCCACCAATTTGTGTACCATCTACAAATGTGGCACTTCTTAAAAGCGGCAAATTATTTCCAACATCTTCAATTCTTAAGTTTCTTACTAGATATCCGCCACCTTCAGAGGTTAAAGAGTTAATATTAAAGTTTGGAAAAATTGTGTCACATATTTGACCATTTTTCCAGTTATGATTATACGAAGATAACATTATTTTATTTGCTACTTTTGAATATCTGTCCAATAATGCTTGTGCTTTTTCTTCTCCAATTAATATTCCTTCAATACTTGCTCCACTTTCAACATCTTCATATAATCCAGAGCCGCCTTCAATTGCTTTCCTTTCATTTATAGAATCTTCATCTTCTTTAACAATATCAACGGAATATTGTCCAAAATATTTCAAAACTAAAAATTGACCATCTGTTAAAACTTCTTGATCTTGATCTTGAGTTATTGTATTTTCATTTTTACTCCAATACCAATACATGTCAGAATCTAATCCATTAATTCCAACATATATAGGATCAACTAAATCTTGATCTCGTGGATTATTTTTATATCTTTCTGTAGTAATATATATTTTAGGTTTATTGTTTAATTTGAATCTTACATAATAGCTTCTATTATCATCTGGGTTTGGATTTGCAACTTCTGTCAATTCATCTGTTACGGCTTTTACACTCTTAAGAATTTGCTTATTTCTTAACTCTGAGATATCATGTCCAATTTTTAAACTTCCCCATAAATAATTTGTATTTTCTCTAATTTCTGGACCTATATTAATTGTTCTATCATCAAGATAAAACTTTTTATTTGCATCAATATACCATTGCCATCCTATAAGTTCTACAAGTTCATTGAACAAAGTAGAGCAATAAACATATGGACAATTAACCGATATTTCATTTAATGTTTCATCAATAGAATCATCATCATACCAAATTCCATCATCTGCCAAGTAATTATCAATTACATCTTTTATTAAATCTGAAATTTTTAATTTTGGATATGATTCATTAACAAGCCTCCTATCGCAAATCTCGTTATAGTCTACACAAGTAATTGATTGAAGTGTTGTTGGTCTTTGATTAATTTTTTCAATGTCTGGTGTATCAATTTTACCACCATAAATCAGTGTTCCATTTTCCCATACTTTTACATCTTTTCCACAAACAGCTTCAAAGAAAAATAAATTACCTGTTAGATTTTCGTCAATTAGATTAAAACTAAGTACTCCACGAGTGCCAGTTTCATCATAACTAATCTTTAGACTTTTACTTTCTACTTTTACTCCTGAAGGTAAAAATTGATTATTAATTTTTAAAACAAATGACATTAGAATTTACCTCCATATCTTCTCAATACATCTTTCATTTCTCGCATAAATCCATTTACATCTTTAATTCCATGGAAATTAAAATCTCCATTAAAATAAACACCTTGACTATTATTTGTGTTCGAAGTTTGTGGAGCAATTGATTTATCATTTAACATTAAATCTTTTAGAAAAAAAGCTCCTACTTCTAAATTAGCTTTTGCAAGACTTTTTTTAATTGGTCCAGCAAAATTTAATTTATCTAAATCTCTAAGTGGTCCCTCTTTAGCTGGTGAAAATGGCAATAAATCTCTTAACCTTTTAACTAAGCTTTTTAATGCTGAGACTGCTCCACTTGCTGCTGCGTTAATTCCATTTTTAATTCCATTAACAATTGCCATTCCTGAATTATAGGCAGAAGATGCAATTCCAGATATTTTATTTTTTATACTAGTTACCATATTTGATATTGTGTTTATTGCTGTTGATTTTATGCTGTTCCAAGCCGAACTAAAAGTACTTTTTATATTACTTAAAAGACTTGAAATTCCGCTTCTTAAGCTGCTTATTTTGCTTTTAACTGAACTAATTAATGAGTTTACAATGCTTGAAACTGTAGATTTTATACTATTCCAAATTGAACTAAATACGCTTTTTACTGCATTAAAAATAGTTGATACATTGCTTTTAAAAGTGTTAAAACGATTTATAGCAAGTTGTATTAAAGCACTTACAATGCTTGAAACTGTAGATTTTATGCTATTCCAAATATTAGCAATAACGCCCATTAAACTCATAAATATTGCATTAGCTTTAGTTTGTAAATTAATAAAAAATTCAATAACTTTTGAAACAAATCCAACAATAATTGCAAGAACTGCAATTGGAAGCGATGTAAACCATTCAATTATTCCATTAATCATATCTGGAACAATTGATCCACCTACAAGCTTTTCATATAGTCCAGTAAAAAATCCGATTATTCCATCAACAAAACCTGATACTAGATCAATTATTGCCATGATAATATTTGCGAAAAAATCTAATATACTATTCCACATATTTTTGAAACTTTCATCAACTAGCTTCCAATTTCCTGTTAATAATCCAACTAATACGCCTAAAGCTCCACCAATAAAAGCTATAACATTCATAATAGCTGCTATAACATTATCAATAGCTTTAACAATTCCACTAAAAAGACCTACTACTATTCCAATTACTAGAGCAATTGCACCACCAATTATTGTTCCTAATGTTTTAAATATTGTTATAACTGGACCTATTACATCTTTTATATTTTCAAAAGCTTTTTTAATTGCGTTAATATTGAATCCTTTAAAAGAATTTGAGATTGCATCCTTAACATTTGCAAAACCAGCTGCAATTACACTAACGAAACCGCTTACAGCTCCTATAATTCCACTGATAACTGTAGTTACTACATTCTTAATTGAATTAAAAGCATTTATAAATCCATCTTTAAACGAAATAATTTTATCCCTAATTTCAATCATTTTATCTCTAAATTCTACAAAACTAACAACTACTTGATGTATTTTTGTCATAGTCTCACTTGGAACTAAATTTTTCATATTATTTATAAAATCTCCAAAATTGCCAGTTGCAATTCCCTTTATTAATCCAATAAGAGCTCCTTTTATACTATCTGCATTTTCTTGAATAAATTTTGCAGCTTCTTTTAATTTAGAAATAATTCCATTAAATTTTTCAAATATAGCATTTCGAACGTTTTCAGAACTTAAAATCAATCCTATAAAAGCAGTAACAAGACCACCAATAACAGCTATTACAGCTAAAAATGGCACTGTAACTGTACTTATAATTGCAGTAAAAGAAGTTATTGCAGTACTTACACCGCCAATAATTCCGCCTAAAATTCCTATTGCACTGGCTATTACAACAATAATAGGTCCGATTAGTGCTGCCATTGCGGCAAATCCTGCTAATAATTTTTGTTGGAATGGATTTAATGATGCAAAAGCATTTCCAACGAAATTAAAAGCTTTGACCAGTGTTTCTAATACTGGAACAGCCACAGACTTTATAACTTCAAAAAACTTTATTAAATTAGCTTGTAAAGCAGATAAAGCAGCATTCCATTTAAAATCTACAGTTTCGCTTGCTGCCTTAAAAGCTTTATCAAGTGATCCAGTAGAATTTTTTACAGCATCAAAAGTCTTTTTATTACCTTCAAGATTATTTCCCATTAAGTCAAGTACGCCCATTAATGCTCTAATATTTGGGAATACTCTTGCCATTGCTTCTTCTCCGTATTTATTTGTCATTTCTCTTAAATCCATAAGAGCTTGAAGTAAACCTTCTTCCTTAATTTTTTTCCTCATTTCTGAAGAACTAGTTCCCATTGCTCGAAGTTGTTCTTCAGCTTGTTTGCTAGGTTTAATTAATCCAGCCATAATGCTCTTTAATTGGGTAGCTGCTTCGGCTGCATTAGT